ACAGGCTCTTCATTGTCAGTGTTATACTCACAACCTAAAGCCCAGTGGGCCATACACTCCGCATGGTCAACACTACCAGTGGCAAGAGCTACTGGAATCTCGTCTTGTAGTGTGAGTGTTATGTCACCACCACCATCTGTAGCAGTGTTTTCCAGAATCCTACACACAAAGGCATCATCATCGTGGTTGAAGACTACGACAAACCCACCAGCAAGTTCGTTCGCAGCAATATCACCGTTACCAGCCACACCATCTGAAGCATTAACGGTAATGGTAATCTCTATATCACCAGCAACTGCCGCTGCGGTGACTGCACCATACCTCACGTGCTGTCTATAACCATTCTTGACTCCATAGTCAGTCTTGGTAACACCAACCGAGGATGCCTTGGCATAGTAGAATACCCTTTCATTATCTAGTAGCTTGGTGCCAACAGGGTACTTCTGTACAATGTCTGTGTCCCTAATGTCAGGGAGACCTAGGTCACCCCAACCTTCCTGCCCACCTTTCCACGCAGGCATTACAATGGTTCTCCCATTCACACACCTTAAATCATGATTTACTTTAGTAGTCATCTTCATTCCTCCTTTATTTTACTTAGGCTACTATAGCCTCATCCTCGATGTCGAATATCCTACCCAGGCAGAGTTTACTACCCAGCAGCGGTGCCACGTAGGAGACTAGCCTAATCCCCTTAGCATCATAGTCCTCCAACTTGTCAAATAGCTCAACCCTGTAGAGTTTGCTACCCATCTCAGGGTCACCAAACCCCATACAGAGGCCAGGGTTACCTGCAAACACGTCGCCGAACTTTATCAGGAAGATTGAGTACCTATCCGACCCGCTAACCCACTTGGTTCTAGGAGCATTGCTATCAATGGTCTCCTTTACCAGAAAGTCAGTTCTGATAATAGGAGTTCCGTCAAAGAACATTATCCTCTTACCCATGTCGTTGAGTCCATAGCTTATCATGGCAAAAGAGCCAGCAGTACCAGATGCTAGAGAGGTGAACCCTCTCTCCTGGTAGGCTGCATCCATCCTTCGAGCTATGCACACTGGCATATATATAATGTCCACTCCATGTTTCATAGCATCTATCTGCGTTCTCAGGTTGTTAAGACTGAGAGGACCACCAGCCTGGTCAATGTCCAGGTCGGTTCCAGTCTGTATGTAGGCTAGGTCATGGAGTCCAGAAAACTGCTTGGCATCAGCAGCAGGGTCATCATAGATTAGGTTGTCGCCTAATGCTAGGGTAACACCTTTCTTGATTTCGAGTAGAGCCTGGGCTTCATAGTTATTGATAGTCCCATAGACATCAACTATGAAGTTGTCCAGTAACCTCTGCATGCCTTTCCTTACTAAGGTAGTTTCCTGGGGGTCATACTCCATGCTGGAAACCCACGACATTTGCTGTCCAATGTCTAGGTTTTCAACGTCCTCTTCCAGAGTTACCTTCTCACGGTTCCACTTAATGGACTTGCCTTTGGCTAGGGCCACTGGTATGCGTTCCAGCAAGTTCTCCCGTTTGATGATTTCTTCCATGACACCTGGAAGTAACTGCGATTCGGTTAACCTCTCAGCTTCAGTTAAGTTTTTCCAGTGTCCTATCACTTCTCCCATGTTTCCTCCTTATTTACTTCTAATTCCTGCTATTTCCGCCTTGGCTGCTTCTAGTGCAGTCGTAGGAGGAGCAGCACCTTGACCACCTCCACTAAGGTCTAATGTAGCTGGTGTGGCTCTCTTACCTACCAGCTTTAGGGCTTCCTCTAAGCTATCTAGTTGTTCTTGGGTTTTACCAGTAAGGGTATTAACATCTACACCATAGCTGACTGAGATGTTGACCTTCTTCTGGTCGAGTAGCCTGGTTGTTAAGCCACCCACCGACTCTTCGGCAGTTGTCAATTTAGCCTGGAGTTCCTCTACCTGTGCTTTGGTAGCGGTGCCCTCTTTGATTTGCGCCTCAAGTTGCTCTTTGGCAGCTTGCACCTGAAGGAGCTGGGTATGAGTTTCCTCTCTACCTTTAGCAGACGAGTCTACCAAGGATTTGAGTTCAGTCATTTGGGTAGTTAACTCCCCCTTTTCCTTTTCGGCACCAGTTTTCACAGCCATAAGGTCAGATTCTGGAACTACTTTGATGGCTGTACCATCTGGCAAGGTATAATCATATGGCATTTCTCACCTCCATTATCATTATATCACACTGAGGGCATTATGTCAAGCCATGTTTACATAATGACAGGCAAATCCATGCTATATTATATTAACAGCTATACTTAGTATAATGTTATGTAATAAAATATAGCATAACAATTTGGGTACATCACCTAGCATAATCCCTCGCTAGTTGACTGTATAACTGCTCGGCATCTGGTGTTAATAGGGTGGTAGTCCTGCCCCAGTACAGGAGTTGTGCATCTACCATGGGATTGACCATCCGTAACTTCTTCCTGGCATCCCTAACCGCTATGTTATACTGAGATATTAGTTTGGTACCATCTGGCCTAAGTATGTCTAGCATTTCTTGAGCCTGGAGTGGTTCTATCCTTCGCAGCTTGTAGTATCTATCTATTAGTTCCTGCTCCTCTGTGGTGAATAGGTCTGCCTTAATAACATCAGCTACATTCCAATACGGTACAAGGTACCGCTGAGTTACATCTTTCCATAACAGCCACTCTGGGATAAAGTTCCTGTTTATCCAATTATCCCATTGAGTTCTTAGGTTATCTGGCATCCTATCTCTGAGAATGTCTAGGGTTGCAAAGTACAGACCCCAATCCTTCTCAACTGTGTTGGTCTCAGGGTCTATCTTTTCCCTAATTGGGATTTGGTACCACTCAGCCAACATTTCATCAAAGGTGCTCAGGCTAAGGTTAACTCCCCTTTCCTCATAGAACCTGGCACGCTCTTCTAGGGTTATAGGAACCATACTAAATTCGGTCTTGGCATCTGGGTTAGATTCCCATTGGCCTGTAGTCGGGCTATATATATCACCGTGGAGTCTATGTATAAACTCAGAATTGCTGCGCATTATATCACCCATACCATCCACGAAGTCAAGCCTAGATATACGACCGTCAATACCCCTAAATGCTTGGTTAGCTAGTCTTTGCTGAAGTACCTTGCTATTCTCACTATTCTCATGTACCTGCCCCCAAAATTTGCTAAGTACCAAATTAACTTCTATTTCATGAGATGGTCGCAGTGCTGCTGTTATCCTAGGGCCTATCCAGCGTTTGTACTCTAGTGCTTCTTCTAGTACTGCCATGTCAGCCTGGTTGAGTTTGATTATGTCCCCTGGGGAGTAACCATGCATCCGTAGCTCTTTCTGGAACTCAGGTGTGAGTCCAGTAATCTCCTCGATGTATTGTTCTACCATGCTGTAGGCTTCAATTCTGTCTCGGTGACGCAATCGGAATATACCACCATGTTCAAGTAATGGGCCAACTAATCCCACCTTCCCTCTAGCTCTATCCCACAGGTCTTGCTCTTCCTCGGTTAGTGGCTTTATTCCCTGGAGTTTGACCCATATAGTCTCACCATTAACGCCTCGTTGCACTTGGTCATCAGTGGCCATATGGCTTGCCTGGGTCATAGTCATATAGTCTCGGAATTGGTCAGGGAATAGTATTTGTTGTAGTGCTTTCCCTGCTTTAGATTCTGGGTGTGCTGCTACCCACAAATCCATTGGGGTCCTGAGTATAGCTGGCATTAACTGGCCTGTCTTTGGTTCTCTACCACCAAAGAACTGAATTGGGAAGTTCCAAAATACATTGGGGAAGAAGCCAAATCTCTGAGCATAGTCCAGAGATTCAAAGAACTCTGGAAAGTACCTATCATAGTATTCTGGGTAGTCCCTACGGACAAGACTGCTTAGGCCACCCTTATATACCGTGCCTCTAGTGAAATTAAGCTCCAGGCTAGTTCCTGGTATGTGGACATAGCCATAGTCACTATTGTCCATATACTTACCCCAAATGTTCATTACACCTGGGTGGGTCATGTAATTTCTTGATAGCCAGAACCATCGTTGGGATTCGTACTGCCAGTATGGGAATATATTCCGCATGAATAAGTCAAGGGAATTTGCGTTAGTATAGTCAGTGAAGTCATGGTAGTAGTCCACTAAAGCCTCATCCATAGCCTTTTGTTTGGTATTCCACCAGTCGTCAGTACCTTCACGTAGTGGGACAGGAGGTTTTTTAGGTGGCACGGTAGGTGGTATAGCTGGTGGTACTTCTGGAACTATAGGCACTATAGGCTCGGCAATGAGTTCTCGTACTTCCTCAAGGTGAGCCTTTGCTGCGTCCAACCCTTCGTTAGCATCATCTAGCCTAGCATCTAGTTTCTCTACTGCATCACCCCATGCCTCATCTCTGTCTGCCACCTTTACTTTATGTAAGTCCTCAACTTCAGCTTCCAGCTTCTTGACTCTGGTTTCAGTTCTTCTTACCTTCCCTTCAGCTTTACCTAACAAACTTTTTCGTTCAGCTTCCGTGGTAGGTAATAGTTCAGCCTCAGCAGCGTTCTTTCTGACCCTAGTTCTGTTTACTTCAAGCTTTTCATGACTGGCACGAACTCTAGCAATTTCACCCTCAGGTGCAGACCTAGCAATCAGTTCAGCTTCCTCAGCTTCTAGTCTGGCAATTTCATTATTATAGTCCAGCAGTGCCTTCCCATACCTTGGATGCTTACCTGCTACTAATGCTTCGTCAGCAGCAGACAATACCCCTGGGGTAATAGGTACTTTGGGGATTGCTGGTGGTTTGGCTACTGGTCTCCTAGTTGCAAGTCCTATGGACTGTTCATGCAGTATTCCAGGCATATAAATTTGGAGATTATTCTTTGCCTCCCTGGTTGGAGCAAAGGTATAAGGGCTTTCTGCTCCCATATCAACCATCCTTTGTATCCTGCTTTTGAATGCCGGGCTATTAAAATCCATACCGAGTTCACTGGCAATTCCACGAAGACCTATAGCATGGTCAGGTGGAACTCGCTCAAAACCTGCAAATGCCTTAGTATAACTTCTATCAAAAGCAGCAATAAACTCCACAACCTCTGGGGTAACAGGCTCAACCACTGGTTTAATAGCTGGCTCTGGAGGTCTCCTATAAATATCTAGTTCTCTTAATCTATCAGCCACTCCATCTGCCCATTCTCGGTAGGCTTTGACTACATTAGGATTTAAGGTCTTATTTATCCTAATAGCTTCTAGGTCTCTGGCAAAGTTATCTATCTCCGCATATTTGGGAGTGAGTACGTTAAAGGCTTCGGGAGTAGACCTAATACCATATATTAGCTGGTCATAGACTTCACTAATAGCCTCGTCGGTGAACCCTAATGCTTCTCTGGTAGTTCCATGTATGGTAGCCATCTCCATAGCTCTTTGCTGTACCTCAGCGACGAAGTACTCTCTTGGTTGCATAGCACTAGATTGCATAATGCCATGAGATAGCTGGTCACCAGTTGAATAGAGAACCCTTGCCACATCGGCAGGAGTTAGACCCTTGATAGAGGCATCTACCAGTGGAGTAGGTATATCCTGCTTGGCTATTAGATTGCTGGTGGCCCTATCTTGAGCCCCTGAGGTTGCTTTGAGTGGCGCATCTACAAGTCTGTGTTCATCCCAAATTTTACCAAGTTCCGACTGCCACTCTGAGGCTCCTGGTCTAATGCCTCTAGCCAACAAGTCTGTTTCTGCTATACTAGCCTTGCTTCTAGTTTCTAATATCTTAGCCACCCTTTGCATATAGAGGTCCGCACTAGCCCTCACTCCATCCCATTGTGATTCAGTTAGGTACGCACCTCCGTATTGTTTACGGAGAAACTCATGCACTCTGTCAGTCTGAGTTTTCATCTCATCAAGGAATGGACCTATACGAGCACGAGCATCATTCCAGAGTGCATCCCTTTCAATACTGCTGGGCATTCCAGCAGCTCTCACACCATAGGCTTGCCTGAGTGAGTGTATGGTCTCTGGAGCATCATCAGATAGGTCTTTGAGAAGTGCAGATAAACCCTGAATAGTCTCCTTGCTGTCCACTGTTAGTAGGTCAGGACTCTCTAGCATATCATCCACTAACCTTCTGTAGGTGGTTATCTTAGCCTCTGGACTTTTTAAGTACTCATCTGCCACCATGTTCTTAGATACGGTCACATGGCCAGGTATGTCACCCCATAACTCATTGCTCTCAGCCTTAGTCATCAGGTAGTCACCACCACTACCCATACCAGGGTGCTTGGCTCTAGCATTGGCTACCTCTCTTAGCCTGATGTTCTTATAAGTGAACCTCTTTGAAACTTTAACAACCTCATCTGGTCCAGTAAACGCAGCATCCAGGACTTCTTGGTGTATTCCTTTTCTTAGGCTATTGGGTGCCCCCGCTACATTAGGAACAGTTTTGAGGTCACCAACCGCATTTCTAATGCCTGTCACAATGTCTGAGGCATTAGTTTCTAGTTTCTGGAACCATTTAGCTACTATATAACCAGAACGCTCGATACCACCAGCCCACTGGGATGCTCGGATGGGGAAGTACAAGGCTTCGTGGACTGACTGTAGCTTGGGGTGGAAACCCATCATTATTAGTTTTTCTAGTGGTACTTTCCCATAACCTCTCTCGACTGCCTCAGCTGTCTCCCCAATGCCTGGTTTACCTTCTTTAGCTAGTGATTTTATTGCATCTTTATAACTTTCATTAGATAACCTCAAAGCATCCTCAAATATCTTGCGGTCAGTCATTACTCCTTTGAATAGCCTGTCAGCCCTGGCTGGTGCACCTTTACCATAAATACCTCCACCTCCACCAAACCAAGTCCTCAGTATCTCCTCCACATAGTTATATGGTGCATAGGAGGCTGTTATAAGGTATGCTCTAGCAAACGGCATTACTAGGTGTTTGTCTATGGTGTTAGCCCAAATCCTAGCAAGACCTCTATACTCACCAAGGAGTTGACTCCAAACGCCATGGTGGAATTTGAACCTCCAATCATCTACATAGCTGGCAGTCAATACTATCTTCTCACCTTTCTTACCCATAGCTTGAAGGAACTTGTCTTTTGGTAACTTGGCTGTATCATCGGCAATTGTTATGGTTGTCTGGTATAACTCCTCAATGAGGTTCCTGGCTATCTTCATATTAACCTCGTCATCGTTGACCTTGAAGAACTGCCTAAGCATCATCTGGCTGGTTTCCTCTATACCTGTAATTGGATGAAGACTACCTCTAACTTTAACACTGTCAACCAACTCCTCAAAGGCATACAAAGACTGTGGTGAAAGCTCTTCTGGAGTTACCTTGGTGCCAACCCTTCTACCCCAATCAAAGAAGTCATCCTGGGTCATTGGCATTCTTTCTAGCATCCTTCTGCCTAGGTCTGCTAGTGGACTAATCTCTTCTGGGTTAGCCATTGCAGCCTCCATAGCACCCCGACGGGTAGGATAGTCATGAGCCTGAGAAGCATGAACCACATTCATATTATTAGCACCAGCAAGTGCAGCCCTCTGCCCTCTGGTTGGTGGGATTCTTCTATATAGGTCTCTTAGTTTTATGGGTAACCACTCCGCTGTTTTTATCCAGCCTTCTTCTACTGCCCCCATTAGTTTGGTGAATCTACCCACATACCGAATGGCCTTGGTAGCATGAGCCAGTTTGGTAAACCAACCAAAACCAATTAGGTTTAGTGGGTCAGCTACTATTTCTAGGGTGAGCTTTGACCATGCAGGAGCCTCCCATTCTTCCCATGCTTTACCCCAAGCTGTCCAGTAGTTCATACCAGCATCCCTATTGGCTTTATGTGATGCTTTTAACTCCTCAGCTTGTGCTTGAACAGACTTTTCAACCTCCGCTGGAAATTCCTTGCCGAGTCCCATACCGAACCCAAACACTCTGTAACCTAGTAGCCAACTCGGCATTTTAGCGGCGGCGTAGGTTACCTGAGCAGCTATAGGCTGTTCAACATATTTCCAGTAGGCACTAAGAGCATCGAGAGCCCCTAGTGCTGGTTGGGAACCTGCCCTTTCTAGTTTACGTCTCCAAGTCTCTTCGGGCATTTCTGGAGTGTCTATACCAGCCCTGTATTTTTCAATCTGTTCCCTCTCGGCCTGGTGTTGCTCAAACATTGTTGACCACTTAGACTCTACATAGCGGGTAGCCTCAGCTATTTCTTCCTCACTGAAACCCTCTTCCCGTAGGTAGGCTAGTAAGTCCTCATCTTCTAAACTCTCTGGGAGTGTTAGTATAGGGACTTCTTTGTTGAGCCACTGTAACATCTCATGCACGGTGGTCAGGTGGACACCAACAAATTTTGGTTTAGTGATAAGCGGCTCGGTTATAAACCTCTCGGCAGCCTCTTTCTGTTCAGGAGTGAGCACAGTTGGCTCCGTAGGATATTGTGCTAATGTTGACTCTATATGTTCCTTAGCTCTTAGTAGGTCTGTTGGTGAAGAGCTTGGGTCTGGTGGAGACATTTTAATATAGTCACTGAAACTACTAATACCAATGCTTTTCAACTCTGGACCAGTAGCAGAGTAGGCATCACTAAACCAGGTAGCTATGGCATAGGTGGTGAGAGCCTCTTCCTGTTGGGACCTGAGTTCACGGGCTATGGTTTCTTCTTCTGGAGTTCGTAATGCCTTAACCACCTGGTATACACCCCACGGCGGGAAGGCTGTCTTAAGAAGGGGTGCTCTGAGTAAACGCTTCCACCAAGAATCTTCTTTGGGAGTTCTAGGCACAGCTGCACGAGACTCAATCTCTTGTAGGTTGGCCCAACTAGACTTAGCCTGCTCTTCCCACTTCTTTAGTTCTTCTTCAAATCCATTAGGCATATTACCTCCTACATTCCTTCTCTACCCATACCAGGCATACCACCCTCTTCTCTTGGTGCTGCTGTTCTCACTTCCCGTTGGGCTGGTGGTGGTTTGGTAGTAGGCACCTGTGGTGGGCCAGCAAGTTGGGCTTCCAAGGCACTCGCAGCCTTTTCGTATAGTTCGGCTACTGAAGCATTACCAGCCTCTCTGAGTCTCTTAGCCATTTCCTTGTAGGCTACTACAGCAGCAACGGTCTGTGGTATAGGTCCCATCATAGCTATGTCCTTGTTGACTCTGGCCTGGACTGCTATTGGGTCAGTAATCTCAGGGAACATCATGTCTGTGGTAGTAGCAAAGTCAAATCGCAGGTCTGGGTTTAGCATCTTGGCTACTGTGGCCCGCTGGACCAGACTGCCAGGTATATTGATGCTGAACTCTACCTCAAACTTAGCTTCATCAGGTATGTTTGCTGGCATTTCAAACTTGTATGGTCTGAGTTTCCGTTTCTTGATTTCATTAAGCCAGTAATTATCCACATCAGTAAGGACATTCCTCAGACCGTCTACGTAGGGGGTTAAAGCTCCTATGGCAGCGGAGGCTATCTGACTCATCATGTAACCAGATAGTTCCTGTTGGATGTTACCGAGTAGTGCCCAAGGGAATAGACCTCTCTGGATGCGGTTGCTGTAGTCAAACATTATAGTGCGTAGCTCTACTGGCATAGGCGGGACTGGCATTGGTTCAATACTGTCATTAGGTCCACCTCGGAATATAGCACCTCGTTTGAAGAGGGTTTCTGCGGTGAGTATGGGCTTCCCAGTGCTACGTTCAAACCATCTAGGAGTGGCCGTGTCCCTAACAGTCTGCTGGGTATAGGTCAACATCTTGTTTTGGTTGTTGAACTCATCAGCGTTGACTGCTATGATACTCTCCCCAAAGTGTCTTTGCCAGCTTTTGCTACCAGACATAATAACCCCATCATCGGGGAGGCCACCTACTGGTGAAGTAAATATGGGAATTCGGTTAAAGGCTTGTTCATTTGGGTTAAGTTTATGTGGTGGTATAACCATTACGTTGCCTAGTAGCATGGCATTAGATACATCACCATCTTCGTCTATGGAGAAGTAGTTATAGGCTTTAATGTTTGTATTGAATGGTCGTGGTAGCGTCCAATTATTCAACTTGGCCTTGAGGTTAGCTTCCATAGCAGAGAGTGGGTATATTCTAGCACAGGCTGATAGTCCAACCTCAGGGTCTCTTGAGAACCTTGGATAGACTTCAGCTGGATTCCATATCTCAGCTATGAGTTTGTCTGGTGTGGCAAGAGCAAACACAGAATACCAACCAGTGGCTAACATTAGGGAGGTAAACTGCCTTAGCCATGACTGCCTACCTATATCTCTCTGCTCCTTGTCTTTGAGTCTCCATACTTTGTTCTTAAAGAACTGCTCTACAAGGCTAGTATCTATTATCTCACCATGTTCTAGTCCCTCAGTTGATATGGAATGAGAGATAGTGCTGGAGGTTAATAAGTGTAAGGATAAGTTGAATCCCACCCGTGGGTCATTGGCTATTACTGACTCCATACCTTCCTGTGCAAGGTTGTTGGTTAGCAATAGTATATCATACCACTTCTTCATCTCCTTGTTTCTTTCGGACCAGTACTCCTCAAGAGTATTGCATTCTGTTTCTATCTTAGACTTTATATCAGGCATTTCAGTCCTCCTATAACTATTAGTAATAAGGTTATTATGCCAAACCCGTATCCTGCTATGTAGTAGTGATATTCCTCAACTAGTGGGTTCTTATACTCCATTGGTATCGGTATCCTATGACACCAAAATGAGATACCGGAGCCCCAACCTATTACAAAGGAGTGAAATTCATCTATGGTATTCATACATCACCACCTTTTACCAATCAAATCCCGAACTGCCTACAAATCCACGGTATATAGGTCTTGAGTCTCTACACACTAACCCAATGCAAGTAGCATCATGAATGTCATCCATGCCTACTGATACCGCTTTGTCTCCAATCAAACGGAGGTTCTTACACTCACCAAGGAATTGAATATCATGTACTGTCATCCTTGGTAGCATTCTTCTCATGGTGGCCAGCATATATTCCTTAGTACCTCTAGCTCCACCGCTGGTATACCACCCAAGCTCCTTGCTTTCTACGCCACTAATTACGTCCCTTCGGTAATATACATTCGGGTAGTCCTTTAATAGTGGTGCCAAGGCTAACCCGTGAGAATTAGCTTCCCAGGTTATAACTGCATCATTGTAGTACCTACCCAGCTCCCTAGCCATTGCAGCAGTGAGTTCTGGTTCCCATAATCCAGCAGCCCTAGCACAGTATATAGAGTTATCCTCTTCGTCAAAGGCTTGGACTACCATGGCAGTTCTGGTTACCTTAGCCTGCCCTGGGTCTATGGAAAGCATATACCACCTACCATCCTCTGGTAGAAACCACACATCAGCAGAGTTTTGGAGGAGGTCTTTGCGGTATGGTGCTGGATAGCAACCTCTAACCTTCTCGTTCATTATGTCAGGGTTATAATACATATCTCCAGCAGCTAGGAAACAAGACTCATCATCCTCTGGGTATTCTTGTTGGAATAGTCTAACAATCTCGCCAGTGCCTCTTAGACTTTCCTTTTCTCTAATCTTGTACCTCCGCCACCTGATTTGGTCCATAGTGAGGTGATAATTCCTAAACAGGTTATCCTCG